GACTACGGAGCCTCCGGTTGTCCGAGGTGTTACCCTCAGGCAGGGCTGAGTTCGGAACAGACCCAATGGCTAGGTTCATCTTGTAGGCCTTCTCCAGTATCGGCAGGATCCACTGGTTGATGGTCAAAGGTACCGACTGGATCAGGTCACAGGCCTCTACGAACTTGGCACCACCCTTGGCTGCTGCTGAGATAAGGGACTTCTGCTCCTTGTTCATGGTTTTGACCATTTGGACCGTGGAGGCCAGCTTGGGGTCAATGTAGGACCCATCAGCCACCGATCTAGGCTTGGTGACCATAGGGCGGTAGATAGGATTCATGTACCGCTGCCATTCCTTGAGGGAGTGCATCTGCTGCACAGCCTCTTCAGTGAACTCGATGGTCCTAGGGCAGTTGATTCCCTCAGGCTCGACCACGTTGAACAGGTTTGACTCCAGGACACAATCAAGCACCTGAAGACCCAGAACAACCAACTCCTTACTCTCCCGCTTTTCCTTTAGCTGGGCGTAGATCAGCTTACCGATCATGACTGCGGTGTTGGTCTCAGTATCAAGGGCTAAGGCTGTCTGAAAGGCTGTCTGGAGGCCGATATAGGCGGCATTGTCATGACCAACCTCAGTCAACACAGTGAGCCACTCTTGAGTGGGACCACGCCGTCACTCTGAAGACATCGCCTTAATAGCATCAGCAACCACAGGGAACGCTTGACGAAACAGGGGCCACTCCGAAGAAGTGATCATCTTGTGCTTGGTTTTGTAAGAGTCATCCTTGTTGTAACGGATAGCTCCGTCCTCAACAGCGAGTGTATCGAGGACTGCTTGAATGGATCTGGTCATGGTAGCTCCTTCGGTCAATAGGTGGGGTGTTTCAATCTTCATAGGGAAAACTTGGTTTATTAATATTACCGTAGCTTGTTGTATTCTGTCCTATAGGGAGGGTACCTGTATAGAATGTTGTATTACTGATAATAAGTACATTGTATCATACTTTTGACTCATAATTGATACTTTTACTATTCTATATATATCAATGACTTAGGAAACACACCACCTATAGAACAGAACACTACTGTTTGGGGCTTATGATACTTGGTAGTCGTACTAGGTGTCAACGAGGTCAAGACTGATCGTTACAATAAAACAACGATACTCTCTGGACTTCCCTTCTTCCTTTACTGGGGGTAGGGGGCCACGAGTATCAGATTGATCCCCCCTAAGAGGGACACCTAAGATTAACCTAAGATAACTATAGTATCACCCTGAGAGAAGCTAAGATGGATAACCAACTACCAACCTATATAGACTACAACAGGGATAACCTATTTGATTCCTTAGGCATGACTAGGCTTAAAGAATCCTATATGAAGGATGGTGAGGTATCTCCCCAAGAGAGATTCTGGTTTGTATCTAAGACCTTCTCTACTAATGAAGACCATGCTCGTAGGTTGTATGATTATAGCTCAAAGCATTGGCTAAGCTATAGTACCCCTATTCTCTCCTTTGGTCGTGGTAAGCGTGGTCTCCCTATCTCCTGCTTCCTGAGTTATCTTGAGGACTCCTCAGAGGGTCTCGTGGATACCCTGAGTGAAGTCAATTGGCTCAGTATGTTGGGTGGTGGAGTAGGAATTCACCTGGGGATCCGAGGGGTAGATGATAAGAGTGCTGGGGTCATGCCTCACCTCAAGGTCTACGATGCTTCCTCCATGGCCTATAAGCAGGGTAGGACTAGACGGGGTAGCTATGCTGCCTTCCTAGATATATCACACCCAGACATCACTCAGTTCATGGAGATGAGAAAGCCTACGGGTGACCAGAACATGAGGACCCTGAACCTGAACCATGGGGTCAATCTATCGAATAAGTTCATGCAGATCATAGAGAACTGTATGCGAGACCCAGACTACGATGATAGCTGGGATCTGATTAGTCCTAATGATGGTAGTGTTGTTGATACTGTATCAGCCAAGGAACTCTGGCAGAAGCTATTGGATCTCAGGATGCAGACAGGTGAACCCTATCTGATCTTCCTAGACAATGCTAATGACAAGCTCCCTAGCTGGCTCAAGGACCAAGGCCTTAAGATCAATGGGTCTAACCTATGTACTGAGATCTTCCTGCCTACCAACAAAGACAGAACAGCAGTCTGTTGTCTCTCCTCAGTCAACCTAGAATACTATGATGAATGGAAGGATAACCCCCTATTCATCCAAGACTGTATGGAGCTGCTAGACAACGTACTGACCTACTTCACTGAGAATGCTCCCATTACAATCAAGAGAGCCATCTACAGTGCTATCAGGGAACGCTCAGTGGGACTTGGGGCCTTAGGCCTCCATGCCTACTTACAAAAGAACCTGATACCCTTTGAGTCAGTCATTGCTAAGATTAAGAATAAACAAATGTTCCAGCATATCAACCAAGGGTGTTCTAAGGCTGACCAGTACCTGGCACAGCTTAGGGGTCCTTGTCATGACGCTGGGTATGCTGGGGTTAACCGTAGGTTCTCTCATTGGATGGCTATTGCCCCCAATGCGTCCTCTAGTTTGATCATGGGTAACACCAGTCCATCCATAGAACCCTATCGAGCCAATGTGTTCCGACAGGATACCATGAGTGGAGCCTATGTGTATAAGAATAGGTTTCTGAAGGCAGAGCTGGCTAAGCTTGGCATCGACACAGATGAAGTGTGGTCCAAGATCATAGCTGACGATGGCTCTGTCCAAGGTATCGAGGGTATCCCTGAGGATCTCAAGGTGGTCTTCAAGACTGCCTCAGAGATTGATCAGATGTGGCTAGTAGACCTAGCAGCAGATAGACAAGAATATATTGACCAGGGGCAATCCCTAAACCTCTTCTTTAGGCCAGATGTTAATGTTAAATACCTACACAAGATTCATTTCCTTGCTTGGAAGATGGGCCTCAAGAGCCTATACTATTGCCGTAGTGATAAGCTACGTAAGGCTGACAAAGTTGGAACGAGAATTGAACGTAAGCGTATCGAAGAAGACATTGACATGAATGCTGTTGCTGATGGTGAAGTCTGTATTGCTTGTGAAGGATAACCATGGTAAAGCGTAAACTAAAACTCACTGATACCCGTAATTATTACAAGCCCTTCAATTACCCGTGGGCCTTTGAGGCGTTCAAGTCTTCAGAACAGATGCATTGGCTTTGGACTGAGGTTCCTATGAACGAGGATGTCAAGGACTACCAGAAGAAGCTCACGGAGTCTGAGAAAGACTTCTTGACTAAGATATTCCGCTTCTTCACCCAAGGTGACATTGATGTCTCTGGTGCCTATGTCAACAACTACCTCCCAGTCTTCCCTCAACCCGAGATCCGCATGATGCTCTCTAGCTTTGCCGCTCGAGAAGCCATCCATGTAGCAGCCTATAGTCACCTCATAGAGACCCTAGGGATGCCTGAGGCTGTCTACAACGAGTTCTTGCAGTATGAGGAGATGAAGGAGAAGCATGAGTACTTCCTAGCTCAACAGCAGGGTACAGACCTACCAGCTCAGATTGCTGCCTTCTCAGCATTTACTGAGGGTATGCAATTGTTCTCCTCCTTTGTTATGCTTCTGAACTTTGCTAGACATGGGAAGATGAAGGGTATGTCCCAGATCATTGCTTGGTCAATAGCAGATGAAACCCTGCATACCGAGAGTATGATCATGTTGTTCCGAGAGCATATCAAGGAAAACCGAGAGCTATGGAATGATGGACTCAAGTCCAAGATCTATCTCATTGCAGAACAAATGGTAGACATGGAAGACAAGTTCATTGACCTGGCCTTTGGGATCCATGAGATGCAAGGGATGACCAAGGAAGAAGTCAAGCAATACATTAGGTACATTGCAGATCGCAGACTGATCAGCCTGGGCATGAAGGGTATCTTCAAGGTTAAGAAGAATCCTTTGGACTGGGTGGACGGAATGCTAGGCGTAACACACACCAGTTTCTTTGAGCAGAAGGTCACCGATTATGCAAAGGGTGCTCTGTCGGGTGACTGGGGTGATGTCTGGGGTAAGGCTGCCTGATAGTCGGCTAACACCTCGATCTGAAGGAATCTGGGGAGGACTGGGGGAATCGAAAGGTTTTCTCCAGCTTTTCCAGAATTTCCCCAAATTCAAATCAAAACCTGATTAAAACACATACCAACCAAATTTAGGGGTAGCCAGGTGCCATCCCCTGTGTCCTTGGGTGTCTGTGGGTGTCTCTGTATCTGTATAGGCATACAGCACCCGCTACTCATACAACATAGCATAGTCATAATCATAGGTATACCCCTAGAACGCATTAGAACGGCCTCAGAGCGATTTTGAGGGCTTGGGGTATACTTACCCCTTACCCCTGCTAGAAAATGGCTCAGAAGGGCTAGAATTTAGAGTGATAAAACCAATAGGCATAAAAAAACCACCTATTGAAGGTGGCTTTCAGATAACTACGGGTTAGGCTTGGCTAGTCTTTAGCTCGGCATGAGTGACACATTATGTGTCCCGCATAAGGTACGGGCTTAGAGCATATGGGACAGCGGCGGCGTTCATCGGGTTGCTTTGGTAGTTTGGGGGTTAGATATTGGGTGAACATGATTATTTTGTAACCTCTAACTGAGCTTTCAATACAGAGATTGCCTCTCCGAACGAATCCCAACAATTATCACCGTTATCATCATCTAGGTATTCATCCTCAAATAGCACCATAAACCCATCAGGGGTTTCTAGTACATCAATACACAATGCTGTGTGGCCTAATGTAATTGAATTGATCTTTTTCATGATTGTACCCCCCTAAGTGTCACACGCTCAGTACCACCAAAATAGAACACTTTGTTATAATTTAAAAGCTTTCCTGTACGTGGTGTTTGTTTGATACACAGATTACCGTTGCACTCGAACAGTGAGCCAATAGGTACACAGAAAAATATTGTATTCATAATCTACCCCTTAGAATTGAACGTAAACAATAGAACCGCTATCGGTAACACCTGCTACCTGTGTTTCATCATTGAGCCATTCAAGAATTAACTCTGTCGCACTGCTATCATTGGGCGGGTCGTTTACGTCTACCTCAAATATTGGGTATTGGCTGCACAATTCCTCAGGTGTTGATTCAGCCCACTCACAACAGATACCAACAGGATCAAGCTCTACCTCATCACCTGTAGAACATTCGTATTCTTCGATGTAATCAAAGATAAGCTCTAAGGCTTCATAGGTGAATTGTTCACCACGGTTACAACGAAAGAATGCATCACGGAATGATGAGAAATTAACGGTTTGTTTCATGGTCTACCCCTTGATTATAAAAACATTGCAAGAAAAATACAGGCCGCACCGAGCAACAATGCGGCGATGCTGTGGATCACTTCGCTTATGGTTTCTTTGGTTGTCATGATTGATACTCCTTAAACAGTTTGAACTTTATAGATGTTACCATCGTTTGCGGCGTTTGCTTGCTTAGCATAGTGATACGCTTGTGTTCTGCTATGGTCATAATCCCATGTATTCTTATGCTTGCCGCATCCCGATAGTATACCACTGAATATCCCATTGCTGTATATAGCTACAAAATAACGTGTCATGATGTTTATCCTTTTGGTTGAAATTGTTCAGTGTACATTTTAGCATACTTCAAAGTCTGAAAGCCCTCTACAGTCTCATAACCTCTAAATCTAACACTAAATGACTTTGCTTTTACCTTAGTTATCCAAGCAAATGATTGTCCATTGTACAGTACTTGCCAGTCAATAAGGCTTTGCTTTGAGTAGGTATGCATTCAGATCATCCTGTATTGTTTATTTCTCTCATTAAATCATACTTTTGATCTTATATGTTAGATTGATTTGATATATAGATATTACTGATTGTAATAAGACCTTAGATCACCTAGTGCCCACAACGTTTCACATTATGAAACCTTATGATCTGTGGTGCATACTCTTATGTTGTCCGTGTTTCTCGTTAAAAGACCAGGCCTTCACTTTTGTCTAATTTCCCGAATGACTACAGTTCATCAATGGTAATCCACTAATGAGCTAATGTCATGAGTCAGGCCAATGTCAGCCAATCATTACCCCGATTCTACCCACACTAGATACATTATCTAATGTAAGTCTATAGATATCAACGGGTTAGCATCGTGTACCCTAGGTTCCCCTCTAGAGTCTCCTAGTCGCTGTCACGTTTGAGACGCTCGGCTGACAGAATGACTTCAAAATAAAGGGTTAAAGCTCGGTTGTTGTTGTTGTTGTTAGACCCATCACAAGGGAGTCCTCCTCCCAGAGATTTCCCAAAGTACCCCTTAGACCCCCCAGAGTGGGTCCCTTATCCCACCAAGGATCACTAAAGATCCACATTGGAGAGTCCCCCCTATGTCCCTAGAATCCGCAACATATATCAACGGGTTGGTCACAGCTAACCCCCTAGGCTCAGATCCCCTGAGTGACGCTGATGGTCACCTGAGACTCCTGAAGTCTGTCATAAAGGCAACCTTCCCTAATATCACTGGAGCTGTGACTGCTACCCAGGCCCAGCTCAATTCCCCTTTCCCTGTGGGTGGTATCATCCTGTGGTCAGGGTCCCTTGCTACGGTCCCTACAGGGTGGCTCCTGTGTAATGGCGCCAGTGGTACCCCAGACCTCCGAGATAGATTCGTTGTAGGTGCGGGTACGACCTATGCTGTAGGGGCCACTGGGGGTGCTATTTCAGTAACCCTAGGTGTTTCTAACCTACCTTCGCACAACCATGGTGGGTCTACAGCAACAGCTAATATAGAACATACCCACACATACAGTGATACTACTGCTGGGGTAGGAGACCATGCCCATGAGCTTTATGCCAATGACTTGGTTGGAGCAGGGGGTGGTGATGCTAATCCAGATGCTATATTTACTACTTCTGGTGGTAACCCTGTAGGATTTACCAGAGGTGCTGGAGCACACTCACATACATTCTCAGGTACAACCAGTGCTTACAGTGCTACTCACTTTCACACTATTAGTGCTGAGGGTGGTGGTACTGCCCATGAGAACAGACCTCCATACTATGCCTTGGCATATATCATGAAAATCTAAGGATATACTATGGCTCTTGAAACTGCATTCTATATATCTGACTTGAATGTCTCTAACCCTTTATCTACCGATACGGTATCCCAAGCTGATGATCACCTGAGACTCATTAAGAGTGTCCTGAAGTCTACCTTCCCCAACATTAATTCCCCAGTTACAGCTACCCCTGCTCAGTTGAACAGTGCTGTCCCTGCTGGGTTTATTGGGATGTGGTCTGGTTCCATAGTGTCTATCCCTGGTGGGTGGTCACTGTGTGATGGTACCAATGGGACACCTAACCTCCTGAATAGGTTTATCGTAGCAGCAGGGGACACCTATGCCCCAGGTGCCACTGGAGGATCTCTTGTTTCAGCCGCTGCTGGTGGGCATACCCACACGGAAGTATCTGCTGGGTCCCATAGTCACTCAGGTACATCAGGGTCTACAGTACTATCAATTAACCAGATACCAGCTCACTCCCACCTTTACAATATGTCTACAGGTGATGCCACTGAGTTGGGAACAGGGGCTACAGGGACCTCTGGTTTTGATGCGTATACATCCACTGCTACTGCCAGCATAGGTGGCGGCCTAGGTCATGAACATACTATTGGTGTGGATGGTGTACATTCCCACACTATTAATCCAGTGGCTGATCACACCCACAGTGTCACTCCCCCATACTATGCCCTTGCATATATAATGAAACTGTGAGGGAATACTAATGACTATTAACCTCACAATAATGAAAGTCTAGGAGGTCTTATGGCTACGTCCCCCCTCAGAAGTCTAGGGGCAGTTGGTGTCATTACGGATACCAACCCGTATGATCTCCCAGGTAATGCCTTTAGTGATTGTAATAATGTTATCTTTGAAGAGAAAAGGGTCCAGAGATCACCTGTGTTTAAACAGTTGTTCAACTCTGCTAGATCCTTTCTGACTTATGATGACTCTGTTGGTTCCTATGATTCTCAGACTGCTATCTATGAGTCTGCTGAGGGTGCCTCGACTGACTCCGTAAGATTCGTAGGGTCCTATCAGGATCCTGCTGTTGGTGAGGTGGTCTTCATCTGTGATAAGGATGGAGTAGTCCGTACCTACCCTAATGGGCAACTTCTCTTTGCAAGTCCAGGCACAGGCTTGGTGGATAATGAAGAGCCTTGGACCCATGACCAAGTGGCAGGGATGTCTATCATGGCTCGTAAGGGCATGAGACCATACATCCGTAACATCAAGACTGATCCTAATTACAGCTTGATTGGTGGAGACTGGCCTGAGACTACCTCATCTGCAATAGTCCGTGGATTCCTTGACTACATCATTATGCTCAATGTGACCCACGGGACCACTGAGTATCCTACGATGGTCAAGTGGTCTAACCCTGTCGAGTATGGCACTGCTACCAGCACTATCAACTGGGATCCAACCAACACAAACTTCATAGCTGGTGAGAACATCATTGGTGACCTGAAGACTCCTATCAGAGATGGTGGGGTGCTCGGTAACCAGTTTATCATCTATGCCCAAGACCAAGTATGGCTCATGGAGTATACAGGGTCTTCCTTTGTATTCAACTTCCGAAGGTTGTTCCCAACTGGTGGTATCATTAATACTAACTGTTGGGCTGAGGTCGAGGGTAAACACTTTGTCTTCGGTGAAGATGACATCTATATCCATGACGGTAACACCCGTAAATCCATCGCTGATGGCAGGGTGAGACGTAGGGTCTTTCAGTCCATTGACCGAACCAGCCAGAAGGGGTTCTTTACCCTCCATGACTCCGTGTCTAACTTGGTCTACTTCTGCTACCGTAGTCGTGTTGATGAATTAAGCTATACCAACACACAGTTCTGTAATCGTGCTGCTGTTTACAATTATAGAGAAGACACTTGGTCATTCATGGATCTCCCTAATATTGTAGGAGGTGCAGAGGCTAACATTACTATTCTTCAGACACTGTACACAGATCTAAACACGACCTACGATACATACAATACTAACTACGTTACATTTGAGACTACTACCCCTAAGTTATCAATTATGCTGGGGGCTACTGATCTTCCTAATGGTTTAACAGAATCTAGGATTTATGCTATTGATCTTCCCTCTGCTGGATTGGTAAATTTTCCAGTTAGTCCAGAGACAATCAAAGAAGCTTTTGTAGAACGAATAGGTATTGACCTGGATGAGGGTGGTATCTCATTAAGAAATTACAAGATTGTAACAGCAATTTTCCCACAGTCATCTTTTGACTCTTCAACTTCTAACTTCACATGGAAGGTTGGGTCTGCTGATCTTCCGAACAACCCTGTTGTCTGGTACTCCACACAGACCTTCTACCCATCTAGTGATTACAAGTTGGATATGAGGGTAGCTGGGCGGTACCTGGCCTACAG